CTTCATCATAGGTTCTAGACCATATCGTTCAAGGTCTTCCAAATTATTTAAATCACCAGAGTAGTATTCCCACTTGATCTTGCGTCTGCTATTATATTCCGATATAAGCTTCTTGGAGATTAGATTATGATGCGTCATAACACGGAGATACTTGGCATGGAGTTTCGGTATATTTGCTACCGCTTTCTGAGGTTCAGTCTCATCGTATCCTGCATCCTTTACCCATTCTTCCATAAGCAACTCTATATTCACTGGCGGCTTCATAGCTTCTCCATTACAAAAAATGTATATTACTATACTATGTTTTTAGGTAAAAGTCAACTAAATTCTTTGAAATTCGAATAGATCGTATCTGAATGTTAGATCAGCAGTCGGAGTAGTATCTGCTGAATTTATTGTACCAAACTGTATACCACCTAATGACACAGGAAAAACATTCTTAAACTTAATTCGAAGATTTGGAATATTAGCATTGGTGTTGATTGTCAATATTCCATCTTGATATGGTGAAGCGTCATTGTCTCTATATTTAATATATTGTTTATTACTCTCAGGACGAGTTAGCGAAACGATCCATTTATAAGTTTCTTCCCAAACTCTTAGGTCTTCGTCAATAAGAAATGATATGGTAAAAGGCTCATAAGTCATCTTTGTCGGATGACGATATGTGTTTGAGAATGGAGTAGGCACTTCAACCTCATTTGATGAGACACCAGGCAAGTTAATACTCTGAGCAAAGTATCTTGCAAAAGGAAGATTAGGAATTACAAACGTATACTTTGTAGATTGCAGAAAATTAGTATTCTGCGGTATTGTTGTTAGAAATGATTCTGTTGTCATTGAAGTACCTCTGTACTATTTATAAAAGAAAAGGGCAGCATTTCTGCTGCCCCGATCTTGTTTCTGCGCTTTGGCGCCTTATGATTACATAAGGTTGCGTACGCGGAAGATACGGTAGTAGTTGTTGGTACGGGCTGTAAGATTGCCGAGACCAGCTGTTGTACCCTGAGCAAATGGGTTAGCAACCATGCCGTAACGTGTCTTGAAGCCGATCTTTGGCTGGAATGTATCCTGACCGATTGCGCGAACCATCTGTAGAGGAACGTATGGGCAGTAGAATAGACCAGCGTCATAAGGAGATGAACCCTTATAACCAACTAGAACTAGTTCGTCGCCAGATACAGAACCACCGAAGTATGGGTCGATGTAGACCTTAACGCGGCCGTGCATTGTACCAGCAAATGTATTGCCAGTATCATCAACTTCTAGGCTTGTTTGTAGAGCTGGTGTGTAGTCAAGTACGCCAGCCATTGCAAGAGCGGAAGCAATGTCTGAAGAAACGATTAGGGTGTTACCCTTACCGCGACGAGTTGCCTTAGCAATTGCGTTGCACTCACGCTCAATCTGGAAAATAAGACCCTTGAACTTTTCAACTGACCAACGGCCGTTTGAGTCTGTATCAAGATCGAATGTACCAGCAGTTGTTGTACCGTAAGCAGCACCAACAACAGCTTGTTCGTAGATTGTACGAATAACTTCGCGGTTGATTTCAGCTAGGATTTCTGTTGACAGAATGTTAGCAAGTTCTGTCTCAGCGTCTAGACCGTGAACAGCCTTAAGATCCTGAGCAAGTTCCATTGTGTATTCTGCCTTTAGAGCGCGTGAACGTGCTGTGACAGTTACCTTTTCAATGCTGAAAGCCATTTCAGCAAATAGGTTTGAACCTGAATCACCAAGAGCTTCAGCGGTAGCTGTTGGCATACCGTTAGCTGTTGTGAATGCTGCTGGATCTGAAAGGTTTGATACGGCGTTGCTGCCAAGCTGTACATTAGTACCAGCCAAAGAAGTAGAACCAGCCTTGTTAGAAGATGTAAAGCGGGTGTTAGCTTCGTTGAAGAAAGCTTCTGTACCAGCCTGATTGTCGTAACGTGAACGCATAGCGAAGATCAAGCCAGTTGGGCCTGTCATTGGCTGTACGCCGCAAACGTCATAAGCAATCAACTTTGGTAGTGAACGACGAACCAAAGAGATAAGAATTGGATCGTAGTTAGCAATACCGTTACCAGTTGCGTTTGTTGGAGCAGATTCGTTAAGCATACGGCCTTCTTCTGCCATAGCCTTTTCTTGGTTTTCAAGAATGATGGCTGTAACAGCGCGACGATATGAGTCCTTAATCTTTCCTGCACCTTCGTGGTCAAGAACTGGCGACCACTTCTGTTCTAATTGTTCTGTAAGATACATTTAAATTCTCCTTTTGAGATATCTTAGTATTATTTATAGTTTTCCATTAATTAGGAAGTGATTTACCAAGAGCGCGTACATACTTGCTCATTGGGTTTGAAATATCTTCAGCAATCATTGTCTGACCTTCTGTGCCAGTTTCGATCTTGTCGAGTTCTGTCTGGGCCTTAACAACTGATGGGAAATAATTTTCGCGCAATGTCTGAATCTTTGTTGTATAAGAATCAGCATCAACAAAATCAACATTCTCAGCAAGTGTCTTTAGTTTTTCAGCCTGAGTAGCTGTTAGACCTTCTACCATGCTATGCATGATTTCGGACTTCTTGCTTTCTGAAAGGATTTTTGTAAGTTCAACACTACGTTCAATTTCTTCATTAAGCTTGGATTCAAGTTCTTCAACTCTAGAACCTAGCTCTTCAATAACTGAAACTTTATCTTCTGGAATGTCAATGTAGTTTTCGGCAAACAACTGACGAAGACCAGAAATGAATTCTTCTGTTAGTTCTGTGCGAAGTCCGGCTTCAATAGCAACTTCGTTATCAGATACCCACTGCTCAACAACATAGTTTAGATAATCATCAACACTGCTTGACAATTCTTCTTTAATTGTTGCAACTTCTTCTTCGATAGTAGCAGCATATGCTTCTTCTAGACGAGCAATTTCTGACTGCATTTTAGCTTTTACAGCAGCTTCAAAAATTGTTACAGCTTTTTGCTTGAATTCTTCAGATAGGTCTTCACCACTGAATAGAGCTTCAACATGTTCGTTCATGTCTACTTCATAGTCGTATTGAACTGGTGCTGCTTCTTCTGAAACAAATTCAAAATTCTCTTCAATTGCGGCTACGATTTCTTCCTCGGAAGCACCTTCAGCAACCATGTTGTCAATGAAGGACTGGAGTTCTTCGGAGATTTCGATCTCTTCATCCATCTCTTCCTTTTCGTGCTTTTCGTCTTCTTCTTTTTCTTTCTTAGCTTCTTCTAGAACTTCGTCGTCCTGCTCTAGATCCTCTTCCATTACTTCCTTTTGAGGAGGCATTGCTGGAACAGCACCCTTACGAGAAGGAGAAGCCTGAGAATTGTCCTGCTTCATTGTAGATGCCGAAGCACCAACGTTAGAACCTTCGCCTGGCTTCTTTGGTGCATCTGCAACAAGAGAGGCATCATTGCTCATTGGTGATGGCTCAGATACCTTTGACTTTGGCTTTAATGTAGCCATATTTGGATTTGTAGACTTAGCGCCAGCATCTGGTGCCGAATCATTTGATTCGTTCATCAAGATCGCCTTTGCTACTTCTGTTAATGACTTACCCATATGAGTATACTCCTTGTTTCTAAGTTATTTATAATAATTATAATTTTGATATAAAGTTTTCAAAGAGACGCAGTGATAGTGCCTCGATCTCATCTTTTGAAGCTTCCTTGATCATCTTCTTTGCACGATCAACGTGAACTTCTTGCCAACCTGTATCGGTTAGAATCCATTCCGCATTTTCCATGATGCCCTGTACAAAAGCATTTGGTGCAGAAGGATCAGCAACGATATCGGCCGCTGTGGCCAACTTAAAATCGGGCTGAACAAGTTGATATCCGTTAGCGGGCTTAAGAGACCCTACGCCTCTTGTAGACACGCCCAAACTAGCACCACCGTCTAGTAAACTCTTCACAATTTTTCCGTTAGGAGTATCCATAATCTTTGCTTTACCCATGATATTATTGCCATCTGGATAAAGCTTGGTAATCATGTGTGATACACGATCCAAATTTATAGTAGGCGAATCAGGATGACCTAATTCACCAAACGCTCTATTCTTACTCACATAGTCGCTATTATATCGCTCTACTTCTTTACCTAAAACATCAAAAGGATATACACGACCGTTACGATTCTTTGTTTCGGCCTGCATAAAGATGCCTTCAATGAACATTTCTTTTTGTCCAGTTTTCTCATTCATCTCTGTGAGAAAATTGATTTCGTTTACTTCTTCTTTGATAAGCTTCATATTCCTAAAGCCTTCCTTTTTCTTAGTGATCTTTGACGTTTCATCAATGCTCTATTCATTTTTGGCGCTCTCTTACGAACAGCTTTTCTAGCGCCCATTTTTCTGCGGCGTCTCTCTGCTGCTGACATGCGCTGTAGTTTACCACCACGCAATGTCATGCCAGGTACGTTTGATATCTTCTTACGGCGCTGAATTTGACCGCCACGAATACGAGCTTTGACAATGTTGATACGAGCTTCTTCTATTTGCTCTTCTTCTTTTAAGTCACCTTTTTCAGTAGCATTAACAGTTTGTTTTTTTGGCAAATCAGTTTTACCTGAAGCAACTTCTTGATTACCACCAAAATTTGTTTTCATAGAAGTGTTGACTGCTCTTTCACCTCTCTTATCTTCGATATCACCTGGTTTTTCTTTTGATACATCTAATTCTGCAATGTCCATTGCGCGAAGTTTAGAAGCTGTTCTGTTCATAGAGTGCGGTTCTTCACACATTTTTGCCGCAGTTTGCTTTTTAGCTTCTTCAAGCTTTTTAGTCATAATCAATTCAACCGTTTCCTCAAGAATGGAATCAGCAGCCACAAAATTCTTATTAACAATTGAATCGATTAGATTAATCATGGAAATGGACCTTTTCTATTGAATGCATAAGGATCGGCCGTTTGACCAGCATCATAGTCATTATTGTCTTTCTTAAGATCGATGAATAGAGTAAACGAATCATTCATCTTATTTCCATTTATAGTGAATAGAATATCACCTGTCGGATTTGTTTCGTTATTAGGAATGATTGCTCCATCACCCATGCTTTGAAAATCATAATCAAATGTACCATTACCGAATGTAACAATTTCGGTATTTGAAGCGCCTTCCCATTGAAGAGCTACGTAGCTGTTAGCTTTTGCACTACCAAAAATACGCTTGATTGTTGTGTTATATGTTGATCTTGGATTTACATTAGAAGACATAATTAGACCGCTAGTATTCAATGCAAACTGCAAAGAAGAAGCGTCAACTAATGTTGCGTTTGCAACCGCTGTACCATCAGAAAGAAACACATATTTGATAAGTGTTCTTTTGTTGGAATCAATTATTCTATGTCCTTTTAGTACGTTTGCCATATTATTGCCTTACTGCAAATGATATTACTTTTTCTAAACTTTCGTTGCTTTCTTGCATCATCTCAACCATTTTCTTCTTGTTTCTTTTGTTGAGAGATTCATACAAAGCTGTAACTTTTTGTGCTTCTGTATTATTTAGATCAAACATATTTCCATCTAAATTGACGGATTCTTTTACCATAGCTTTAGATGCTCTTAGAGAAGCTTGTCTTTCTCTCTCTGCTCTGGAATCTGCGCCGCCCTCTCTTTTTGGACCAGTTACATTGGCTTGGATCTTAGAAGACATTGGAGTACCATATTTTGTTTCTGATCCTGATCCTGATCCACCACCCGAATTGGCAGCAATTGCAGCAGTAGCAGCAGCAAGTGCAGCATCTCTCTTGCCACCTGTTTCTTTTTTGCCGGGTCTATCTTTTTTACCTGGTGGCTTCTTATCTGGCGGCTTCTTGCCTGGTGGCTTCTTGGCTGCTCTCTTAGCCTTATATGCATCATAAGCTTTTTTGCCTTTGTCCCATGCATATTTACCAGCGTTACCAATACCTGTAAGAACAGCAGCACCAATTTCTTTCTTACCTTCATCTATCACAATCTCTTCGTTAATTCCAATTTCGTTGTATGGAATAGAAACATACTTATCGATAGCCTGTGCATAGTATAGTGCAACTTTTTGACCATCTGGAAATACACGAATAGCTTTGCGCTTCAATAAAAGAACCGAAGGTGCTTCTTTCTGAGACGGATATCCGACTCTCTGAACTCTTGGATCAGGAGTGGCATAGTAATCTTTAGCTTCTTTCATCATTACATCTTGTTTGACTTTGCGATAAACTTGCTTATCAGAAAGAACTTGAGCCATAAGAGAATCCAGTAGATTAATCATCATGCGCTTTTCTTGCGCTGTCATCTTATCTGCTGGTTTATCCATTGCACGTTTCAGTGACGAAAGTTTCTTAGCATCAAATAGACCTGCGCGAACAAGCTGAGTAAGCTTATTCATATCGTGTTCTTCTTTTTCAACAATCAAATTATGTTGTTCGCGGAGGTCTTTGATGCTTTTCATAGTATATTATTCCTTTGTTTGACCAAAGTAGTTCTTGGCAATTTCAATCTTGCGTTCCTCTAATTTTTCAACTGCTTTTGTAGTAAGAGCAGAAGAAAAATTTGTACGCATTTCATCTAGCTTGCCGGCTAGAACACTATTTAATGCTTTGTTTACTGACATTTTATTCTCCTAAAAACGTATTGTATTTATGTGTCTTGGACAAGTTTGCAGTGGAAAAGATTTACTTTACTTTCTGCTTCTCCCGTATATCCAAATCCCACAACTTCTGTGGGTAAAGGATGAGGTCCAGATATAATTTTAACTTTGCTTCCCCTTGGAAGTAATGTTTCAAGTTCGCCATCTATTGATGAAACACTATCAACATAAATTGCTTTTTGGCCTTTACCGACTTCAATTTGAAGAACTACAGATTCTTTACTGTCTGTAAAACTGCTAATCGCAACGTCATGAGACAAAGATGTTGATATGTATCCTCTAAAAATATACTCATTGCCCGGAACAATCTTTTCTGCTCTATATCTGCCTGAGAGTCCACTGTACACCGTAAAAGGAAATGGTGCTTCTGTTTCTTCAAATGCAGAATCTAAGGCGTCAATAGTCTGACCTATTACATCCGCTCTATTTGCATCTACACCTTCATCATGTCCTTTATAAAGATATCGATTTATATCAATAAAAGAATCACCAGTATAGTCTTGAATAGCTTGTAATTCAGCATCATCAAACATTTCAGGTCTATACAAAGATGAAAGTTGCTTGGCTACTGCAATAACTTCCTTGCTTTTAGCCGATAGAACATTCTTGTCTTCTTTGGCGCGAATCTTTTTTGTTTTGTATAGTTCATCGGCCTGTTTGAAATATTCATTAGCTTTCTCGACATTGTTTGTCATGTCAGCTTTGTCATATAATTTTTCAATATGTTCGTCGCGCTTGTATGGAACAAGTTTATCTTTGATTACGGTATATGCTACTTGACCTTTGGAATCAGCATATCTGCCAAATCCCATGTAGGTTAGACCCATCTTTCGAGCTTGTTTAGCTGCCATTGTTTTTGGTTCAGTTTTAACCTCGGCTGCTAAACTCTCTTCTAGATACTCACCAAACTTCTTCATCTAACAGGTTCCATAGTATCGTTTACAAAGCGTTGCTTATTTCTTTGCTGACCCATCTCTAATGGATCCATCGTGTCTTTACCTGTACCATCTTGCACTGGCTGCTGTTCTGGTGGAACACCTTGCTGCTGTGCATATTGCTGCATCATAGATTCCTGTGGTGTAGGAGGCACCAAGTTAGGTGCAGGAGGCGCAGGCGGCAATGGATTGCCCATCTCATCAGTTGGAATTGGATTACCATTCTCATCAACTGGAGTATTGGCTGCTTTTTCTTCTTCTATCTGCGCTTGAATTTCTTCAATGTCTTCGTCGTCCATCATAAGAACGTTCTTACGTACCCACTGCATTGAGTAGTAACGACCTACATATGGATCCATTGCTTGAAGCGTAGCAATACGATTCATTAGAAGTTCAGATTCTTTCAACTCATCGAAGTTATTATCCTTCTTGAAGTCATAGTAGATATCTTCTCTGAACTCTTTCCATTCTTCTTCGGTACATACTTTCTTAAGTACCAACTGAACACGGAGAATGTCATCAAATAGTGTAGAGAACTTGTTACGAATTCTGTCAATAAACTTGGCAAACTTTAGTTCTTCGCGTGTGATTTCTGTTGTGCGGCCAAGAATGCCGCCGCCCGGTTGTTGTTCTAACCGACCAATAGGAACGCCAAGAGACTTATATAACTTACGCTCGAAATACTTAACATCTTCTAACTCGCCAAGATTTTGACCACCAGGTAAAGTTGTAATTTCTGTGCCCTTACCGCCTTCACGACGAGGTAGCCAGAAGTCTTCAAGCATCGAAAGATGCTTACGATCATCTTTGATTTCGCCAGTTGTGCTATCGTACACCAACTTGTTACGATACTTGGTCATGATATCTTTTAAGTATTGTTCTGCCTTAATTGTTGGCATGTTACCAACGTCGATGTAGAAGATGCGGCGTTCGGGCGCGCGTGAGAGACGATAAATTACTGTTGCGTCTTCAATCATACGCAAATTGTTTAGTGGCTTAATAGCCTTGTGTAGATAAGAGAGAACCATTGCTCTCTTGGAATCCATTAGACCGGAATTGACATTGACAATTGCATCTATGGCAATCTTAGCACCTAGATTGGAATGTGCGCCAATAATTCCACGTTCGTTATAGAGGTAGTATTCGTTAATCTTTTTGATAACGTCAATGGTTGTGCGAGGATCTTTTGTCTTTTCTATTTCGCGGATTTTGCGAATACGGCGAGGATCGATGTAGCGAAGCTCTATAATACCCTCAGCGGTTCTTTTATCATCAATGATAACATGATAGAACATACGACCGTCAATATACCAACGGCGAAATATTTCATGACCCATATTACCAAAATTGAGAAGCTTTAAAGTGGTATCAAACTCATCTCTAATCTTTTTCTTAACACTTTCTGGCTGTTTCAAGTCATCCATGTTAATTTCCACAGCCTTATCTTTGGCTGTGTTAACAATAGCTTCATTAACAATTTCGTCAATTGCTGTTTCTAATTCGGGTTGCATAGACATTTCACGATAACGAGTGATAAGCTCAATTTCGTTTCTAACAACACCGTCCAAATCAACATAGGTGCCATAATAGGCACCAGATTGAATGGTTACAGCACCATCATCGTTTTGCGGTAAAGCAAATGATTTGTTAGTTTCGTCCTGAGAAGCATTATCTTGCTTCAGTTTTTTACGTGAAATTTCAAAACCAAAAAGTTGTACCACCAATTACCTCCAATAAAGAGAAGGGGAGAGAAAAACTCTCCCCTCTTCTTATATATTACGCAACAGGCGTAAAGTTCTGAGCAACCGAAGGCGCACCAGATGCTGCAACGCTGTCAGTAGTGTCTGATTCCCACCACTGATAGGCAAATGTTACTGCATATTCTTCAATCGTATCATTTGCGCCCCAATCTAGTTCGATTGGAGAAATATCAATTGGGAACATACCAATAAATCTGTATACCTTTAATATATCATCAGCTTTGCCAAACTGAGTAACAGTAGCGTCCTGCTGATATGAAGCTGGGTTTACAAAATTAGCGGCACGTAGGTTTGATACGTGAGAGTTTAGTCTGCTCATCCACAATTCGCAGGCATTGCGAACAACGAAATCTTCGTCGTTGATGATAGTAACTGTCCACTCTGTAAATGTGCGGTTACCGGCAAACTTCAGTTCACGACCAAAGTAGTTAACAGGTATCTGGTTCACAGTGGAACCAGGTAACTGAGCGGCGCGGCACATAAAGTTAAAATTAACTGCTGCTGTGCCAAGTAGATTTCCTAAGAAAGGTAGTTCACAATTGAAAAGATTTGGACGAGCGCCATCTCCTCTCATATTTGATCTAAACTGTTGTACATTAAATGAAGCCATTTATCTTTACTCCTTTTGAATATTTATGCTACATTAACAATTAGAAGCGGCCAACAACTTCTTCGAAGGCTACACCAGTTCTTACTGCGATGAAGTTCAACTGGATAAAGTTGATTGAACGAGCAGGCTTGATGTAGATATCTCCGACAAATTCGTTGCGGTCGATTACTTCAGGAGTATTGTTTGTTTCATCGCAGACTACACGGAAGTCGTAGATACCACGACGACCCTGTACATCGCGTAGATATGGTTCAATTAGAGCTACAAACTGTGCGCGTGTAAACTCGTCGTTGAATTCAAACAAGCTGTACTTAGCTGCTCTAGCGATAGCCTTTTCAAGAACGATGAATAGACGGCGAACGTTAATGCGGTCGAAAGCCGAAGGCTTTGCCAACAATGTCTTATCGCCATATAGAATTGTTCCTTCACCACGGAAAGTTGTGATTGGATTAATTCCGTTTTTGTATAGTTCGTCGCGGTCTGCTCTATCTGCATTGTATGAAAGTTTGACAAGGTTCTTAATCTGACCACGATTAAAGCCAGCTGGTGAGAACCATGGATCACGCTCAAAGTCTGTGCGAACGCATAGACCAGCTACGTCACCGTTCATTGGTACCCAACGATATACATTGTTGTACTTGTCGAACTGGTACTTCCAAGAAGAGTCCATAACAGCATAAGATGTTGAGCGATTCAATAGTGTTCTATAAGCAATAACATTGTTAGCTGCATCGGATGTTCCAACAGAAACAACGTTAGCTCTTGTTGGTGAGCAGAAAACAACGCAGTCCTTACGAGTTTCTGCTAGACTGTCAATGCAGTGTTGTACAACTGTTAGGTTAGCAGAACCAGTAATAACTAAAGATATATCAACTTCTTCGGCATTTGAGAAGCGATCATATGCAGTAACACGATTTGCGTCGGTTACAGCACCTACTGTACCACCAGATAGCGATACGGTATATTGGTCATCACCCTGTGAAAATGCTCTGCCAGAAGCGGACTCACCCCAACCTGTAGCATCCGCAGCATTAGCTGTTGTCATAGCATGGTTGATGATGTAAATATATTTTGAACGCTCATTAATAACGTTAACATAGTAGTTTGAACCACCGTCAGAGGTAATAGCGTCAGCAGCCTTAGAAACGTATGCAAACTTTTCTAGGATTGTATTTGCTACACCACTGATTAGACCGTCTTCGTCAACTACAATTAGGTGAAGTTCGTCGCCGCTACCGCCAACAGATGCGGCATATGTTGAAGTATTTGGAGCGCCATTAAATTGTTCAGCATATGGCCATACTTCTATGTTCCAATCGTTACGTGAGTAGTATGAGGTATCAGTGAACATGGAAACTTTCAAGCTGTTTCCTAGTTCGCCAGCATATCTTGCAGCAAACATACCAGCAGTGTTAGCTGCTTCCATATTGATGTAGTTTGAGCTATAATCGTCGGAATTCTTAATCAAGATACCGTTACCGATAGAAGCGTTCTTTGCAGAAGCGGTACCGGCTGCGCGAACAACTTTTAGATTGCGGGCATAAGCCAAGAAGTTAGCTGCTGTGAAAAAGTCTGTGAAGTTATTATTATCTGGCTTACCAAAAGTATCTACCAACTCAACTTCGGAAGAAATCGTGCGGATTTCTTCCAATGGTCCCCAGTTAAAGTTACCTACGAAAGCACCTTCAGTGGTGCCTACGGCTGGGACAATAGTTGTTAAGTCAATTTCAGATACATTTACGCCTGGTGACAATTGAAATGGCATATTGTTTCTCCTTTTAAGAAAGATAATTCATTCTTTACATTATTTAGAAAAATGAGTATTTACAGCTTTATTTGCCAATTTAGATCGTCAAATGGATACATTCTGCGTCTATCTTCCATCCACAAGTCTCCAGCCGCATCTTTTTCGTCTGGCCTATCTATTCCATTGTCTATGATGCCAAATGGTACCATATCTTGATCCATTACATCCAATATCTCTTTTTGAAGTGTCTTGCGGATATCATTGTTGATATTCTCTTTAAAATATTTCTGGCCTGTAAGCCAACCAAAGTTGACCAGTGTCATAGCCATGTCATCATTATTGCCTTCTTCGGCCTTAAAACTTTTCTTATCGGCTGAGAATGTCATTAGCTCATTAATGGTAGTTTCATCATTAATTATAAGCTTGTCGCTTTCGACCAAAGTTTTTAGGTTGGTGCATCCAATCATCTTGGTCTGGTTAGACTGTTTTAGACCAAATGCTACTTTCTTTTTGAAACCTGGTGTCTGCTGCTGACCCTGTTTACCCTTCATTTCAATTTTGATGAGATTTTCATAGGCTAGTTCATAGTGGATAATATCGGAAACTTGTAGACCGATAGAGTTGATCTCTACCAATATAAACGCTTCGTTGTATATCTTGGCCGTCTGGACAATTATGGTTGGAAAAAGAAATGGTGATATCTTGTTATCTTTATATGTTGCTACAACTCGGTAAGGTATCTCACTTACATCCACAATAGAGAAAGCCGAATAATCTAGTCCTTGACCTTCGGCCACGTCTACTGTCATAGTATACGTTCGACCAGGTTCAGGTTTCCTATAAACACGTAGATTGCCTTCTATGGCAACTGGATCATACCATACAAGTGAGCGTAGCTTTGTTGGATGAATAAGAGTGTTGGTAGAACCGATAAATTCACACTCAAACTCTTGACGGAACTGATCAACAGATGTGTTACGGATAGTCTGCTCTTTCCATGCTTCATTGCGACCTGGCACCATACTCCAATGAATTTCAATTGGAACATATTCAGATTTTTGCTTAATAGCATCTTCCCACATACGGTAGAACTGGTTGAGTCCGTTTGGTGTAGACACGATGATAACCTTTGTGCTTTGACCAGAAGAGATCGTAGGATAGGTAGACATGAAGAACGCTTCGGCGATATTGTTTGGAACGAATGCAAACTCGTCCAAAAATACGATGTTGAACGAACGACCACGAATAGATGAGCCAGACGTTGAGTCTGCCATGATGCGTGAGCCGTTAGCCAACTCAATGGAACCTTTATTCCATTCTTTTACGCCTTGCTGTAAGAAACGAGGTAAGTATTCAAAAGCCAATTGGAGTCGACCTAAGATTTCTCTGGCCATAGCTGATTTGTTAGCTAGAACAGCCACGTTTACGCTTTCATTGAAAAGAATATAGTGTAGTAAATATGCAACACTAGTTGTGGTTTTACCGACCTGACGTGGAAGTTTGCATATAGAGAAGCGATTGTTATGAAACTTCATCAACATATCTTTTTGGAAATCCCACATTCTAAATGGCATTAGACCGTGATCAACGTTGATAATTCTCATATAGGTACAAGCGAAATACACAGGATCGTCCGCACACTTTATAAACTCATCCATTTCTTTCTGAGTAAAAGCGTGTTTCCAGTCTTCTCTTGGAAGATTTGGATTATTGTTATAACCTTTAGTCACTCTTCTTGTTCTCTTTTATTTGTTTCAGTAGATCAGATGGAGAACCAACAAATACTGCTTTCTCAACATTAACATTCGGTTGATCGTTTTTGTCCTGACCTCTTAGATCCTTAGTCTTCTTTTGAAGATCATAAAGGTCTTTGGTAGTATCAGCAACGGTTCTCATCATGGTGGCTAGAACCTCATACGCGCGCGGAGATTCCGATTCTTTTGCAAGATCGGTCAAACTTTCCATTGCGGAGTTGCCTTTGTTGATAAGATCGCGGAATGTTCTGCGTGAGAGGTTATAGTCAGCCTTGATATCATCATCTTCGTGTGGAGTATTGATGATAGGTTCCGGCGCTTTTGGCGGTATAATCTCTACTGCGTTTTCAATACCAAGAGCTTCGCTTAATGCATCATTTGTCTTATTCATTTATATCGGGCCATTCTAATATTTCAGTTGTGTATCCATAATCATCGCCCGGTTCTGCATCGATAGGATCCGGTTCGATTGTAATCTTTGAAAGCTTGAGAGGTGCAATGTCAAAGCTGTCGAGTTGATAAGCAGCATTTGACGATAATGCTCTGATTGTATTGTCCACTTTAAATTGACCTTGAACACCACCAAGAGCTAGTTTTCCTGTATTGGCTGACCAACTCAATATGATACCATAAGCATTAGCTGCTTCGTAACTATCGCCTTGATATGCTATATCATCAACATAATACTTTCCGCTATTGCCAGAAGCCATGTTAATTCTGGTAATGTATCCAGCTTGAAGTGACGGATCGTTGAAGATGTTGGCAATGACTTTGCGAATGATCTTTGGATTGCTTACTGGACCAAAGAAGTCCACTTTCATTGTAAAACTCAATGTCCATGTAATGAAGCGGATTGCATCAAAGTTGCCTTCATGTTCAATATTATACTGAACGCTGTCTAGCGTAATTGGAATATCTTTTAGGACGCCTAGACTGTTAACAGGATTAATCGTTACTGTATAGTCAGGCGTAAAGTATGGCAATATCTGTTCGATAATCTGTGTACCGTCATCAATGTTTCGAGCATATAGATTAAGCTCGAATGTCAAATCATAAGGCACATGCATGTAGGAAGATTTGCCGGAAGTAGATGAATTTGATTTGGCAACTTTTAATACGGAATTTTGTTTTCTGGCAGCATCATACGACATTCCAGTCAATTCAAATGACAATCTAGGCAATCTTATTTGAATCTGTCTTTGCAGATCAGGATCGGAACGAAGACGCGATATGTACTTTTCTTTTGGTGCATATGTGATCGGTATCTTCATACGTTCAATTTCTGCACCCGAATCTTTGTTTGTCTTGACCAAAGTGATATTATTAAACATTGTGCCAAAAAGCACAACGTATTTTCTAGTCAGTTTATGGTAGAAGTGTGTTCCGAACATTATGGCATTCCAAATGGATTAATTTCTGATAAGTCTATAAACAATACGCCCTCGTCTTGTAGCTCTTTGTTATCATAATCATCATAGAATACGTGATCACCTAAAGTATCCGTCGATGTTACAATGTATGCTGCATTTGATGTGACACCGCGTATTGTTGTGGCAGTATTAAACACACCCATCACATTATGAAGTGTTAGTTTCTTTGTGCCCACATCATAATCTGTAACGATAGCTTTAATATTAGATGTTGCTACGTTTGAACCCTGGAAAACAATTTCATTATCATAGAAAGTGCCGGCACCATTACCTAGGGTAAGTTCAATAGTATATGATGCTCCATTCTCAACATCATCTAATTCACCGATGCCTGTGTTGAAATCTTCATCCGAGAAGCGGAAGAGTTCACAACGAAGTTCATAGATATATGGATTGCGTTTACCTATGGAAAAGAAGTTCAATTCTTCTTCTACGAATTTTATTTCAAATAACTTCCTCATAACAGGAACATAAAGAAGATCGCCCTCGCGTGGTCTGTCTGCTATGTTAGTCGGCACATATTTGCCAAATGTTCTAGCTGAAACAATAAAGTTTGAAGTATCACGAATTTCTAGACCAAACTTGGAAAAGAAGTCGCCATCGCCTTCGTAACCTTCGACGTTGGCTAGATAGACTTCCATAGAATAGGCTCTTGTAAATTTGGTATTAACCGCTTCGCCGTAGATTTCATCGTCGCCGTTATAGGAATCTCTTGGAATATAATAAACATCATGACCCATGATCTGGATCGATTCGACAATTAAGTCTTCCAAAAGTCTCTGTTCATTAATAACGCCAACTGAATAGTTGTTAAAATATACGGACGTTGCCATTTTAACCTACCATAAACTGAGGTGGTTCCTCAAATGTGTCGCGGATCAACTGCTCTAGTTCTGTAATTTCAGTTACGGCTTCTTCATAAATCTGTTGACCGTTCATCATGATACCGCC